CCATGGCGGCGGCGGGTCAAAGGCCAGTCGCTTGGCCTCATCGATTTCCAGCCATATACGCCGGATAAGCTGAATAAGCTGGCGTTCATGTGCGCCACCGGCAGCGGCAAAACGCTGATCATGCACATGAACATCCTGCAGTTCCTGCATTATTTCAAGCGCGCCAAGCGAATCAACAGCAGACTGTCCATCAACAAGGTCATCGTGCTGGCGCCCAACGAGGGTATGAGCCGTCAGCATCTGGATGAGCTTGCCCTGTCGTCCATACCTGCGGCCATGTTCGAGAAAGACCGCGGTTTCGTCAAACAGCAGGATGACGTCATCGTGATCGATATGAACAAGCTGAAAGAAGAAGGCAAGGTCAAGACCGTCTCCGTCGACAGCTTTGAGCAGAACAATCTGGTGCTAGTGGACGAAGGTCATCGCGGCCTGTCCGGCGACGTATGGTACGATTACCGGACGCGTCTCTCCGAGGAAGGCTTTGCCTTTGAGTATTCCGCTACGTTCAAGCAGGCGCTGAATGCCAATGCCACCGGTAATACACAGCAGGCAAAGGACGCAAGAGCGCTGATGGAGGAATACGGAAAATCCATCATTATGGATTATTCCTATAAGTATTTCTACAGCGACGGTTACGGCAAGGATTACCGCATTTACAATTTACAAAGCACCGTGGATCCTGAGCAGAAGCATCTGTATCTGGTCGGCTGCCTGCTCTCCTTCTATCAGCAGATGAAGCTGTTTGAGGTGAAAGCGGACGCGCTGCGAGAATTCCGAATTGAGAAGCCCCTTTTGGTTTTCGTGGGTAACCGCGTCACCGCACCGGTGAAGAGCAGCGGTCTGTCGCGAGCGGAAAAAGATCTGCTCACAGATGTGGAAGAAGTGCTCGTGTTCCTAAACAAATTCCTGAGCAATCGCGCACAGGCAATCGAGCATATCCGCGCCGTGCTGAACGAGGATACCGGTTTGATCGACGCTAGCGGGAAAGAGCTTTTCTATCAGGATTTCCGTGCGCTGCAGGACATCTTCGGCATGGATGCTGATCCGGCGGAGATTTTTGTGGACGTCCTTCGCATCGTTTTCAATACCGACGGAAACGCGGATGAGCCGCGCCTGCGGATGGAAAACATTCGGCAGGTGGCTGGAGAGATCGGTCTGAAGGTTGGCGAATACGGCGATTATTTCGGTGTGATCAACATTGGCGATACATCCGGCCTGCTAAAAAACTGTGAGCAGAAGGGCATAATCGTCAGCAATGAGGAATTTGTCTCGGAATCGTTGTTCCGGAATATCAATACGCCGAATTCCAAGATCAAGATGCTGATCGGATCGCGTAAATTCACAGAGGGCTGGAATAGCTGGCGTGTGTCCACCATGGGACTTATCAACTTCGCAAAGGTAGAAGGATCGCAGGCTATTCAGCTTTTCGGGCGCGGTGTCCGGTTAAAAGGCTATGACGGATGTCTGAAGCGCTCTCGCAAGCTGGATGCTAACGTCACACCGCCAGAGCATATCGAGCTGCTGGAAACGCTGACCATATTTGGCGTAAAGGCGCAGTATATGGAGGATTTCAAGAGCTATCTGGCGCAGGAAGGCGCGCCCACCAATGAGACGATCCACGAATACCGCTTGCCGGTGATCAGCCGGTTTGATGAAGTGAAGGGCAAAAAACTGCATGTCATCAAGGTGAAGGACGGAGCCAATTTCAAGCAGCAGGCCGCGCGTCTGATTCTGGACAAACCGGAACCGGGATTCCTGCGCTACCTCCTCAAGAGCAAAACGGTCATCGACTGCCGCAGCAAGATCCAGACAATTGATTCGACCTACAGCTTCAAAATTGAATCCATGCCGGAGCCGCGAACGCTCCCGGCGGATATCCTGCCGTTGTTGGACGTCCAGCGGATTTTCGAGAAACTGCAAGAGTATAAGAGTGAAAAGCGGTACTTTAATATCAGCATCGTCAAAGATAAGCTGCTGGGTATTCTGCGTGAAGATGGCTGGTACGGGCTGCTGATTCCGCAAAATCATCTGGAAATCAATTCGCTTGCAAAGCTGGAGGCAGCGACGGACTATGCAATCATGGCGCTCAAATCCTATATGGATAAGTTTTTCAAGTATGAAAAAGAGCGCTGGGAGGCCCCAAGACTGGAGTACGCTATTCTGGACGCGGACGACAGCAATTTTGTGAATGAGTATACGCTGACTTATGCGCAGCAAAGCGCCATGGACACCACCGGAGATGAGCTGGAGGCGTTCGTTGCGGAGATTTCCGCCGTGCTGCAGGCGAACAACGGCCTCGATGTTTATAAGAAGGATTCCTTCCACGGCAGGCTGGTATTGTTCGATTTCCGCTCCCACCTGTACGCCCCGCTCATCTGCCTTGAAAAAAGCACTCTGAAAATACAGGTCTCACCCGTTGCGCTGAATACCGATGAAATGAGATTCGTAGATTATCTCAAGACATACGTAGAGGATCATGCAACGGAACTGGCAGACAAATCCCTTTACCTACTCCGTAACAAGAGCAAAGTCGGCATGGGCTTCTTCGAAGCGGGTAATTTCTACCCTGATTACATTTTGTGGATCGATACGCCGGAAACGCAGTATATTTCGTTCATCGATCCGAAGGGCTTGATGCATATCCGACCGGATGATCCCAAGATCGAGTTTTACAAAACGATCAAGGAGTTGGAAACACGCCTATCCCCCACGGCAGACGGAAAGCAGATCGTGCTCAATTCGTTCATCATGTCGGGTACTCGCTCGGCAGATCTGCGTATGTGGTGGTCGACACCGACGGTCGAAGCAGACCGCGCATATCGAGAGGCCAGAAACGTATACACGCTCGATAATGACGAATGCGTGGAGTCCATGATTGCGAAAATACTGCAGTAATAGCAGAATGATGCCCTGCGGTCGGAAACGGCTGCAGGGCATTTTTATATGCAGATTGCACAACGAGTGACAAAACCGTTACTTGACGCTTGCTGCGCAAAAAAGTTATCAATATGATGTTGACTCAGGACTTTGATTTGGTATAATAATAGTGTCGAAAGACCGCGAGGCATACGGTGCCCCTTTAAAGATTCAAGATAAAAGATTTCAAAGCTCAATGATTCAAAGCTCAACGCTGATAGTGTAAGATAATAACGCTACAAGTTTATTCTGCTACAATTTAACAACATACAAAAAGCAAAGATACAACGCTAACGAGAACGAGATTGTATCTTTGCTCTTTTTTGCGTTTAAAGGGCCGCGCAAAAGAGCAAAGGAGAATCATATCGCTGTCAATGGGACAGCGGAAAGGAAAAAGCTATGTATAGAATACGACACGATGTGGCCAACAAAGATATCCGTATCGCCTGCATTGAAGAAGGCATCAAATTCTGGCAGATTGCGCAGCAGCTCGACGAGCGGCCGGAGGCCATATCCCGAAAGCTACGGACGGAGCTTTCGCCTGAAGAAAAGAAGATATTCTTCAAGGCAATCGAGCTGATCATTCGGGGCAAATGATGCAGTCCAGAGATTATCAGGTAAAGGAGGTGCGTCGGTATGCAGAAGTTCACGCTTTACCGAACGAACGGCGCGGGAAACGCCAAGAATACCATATACCCGATTAGAAAAGAGATAGCTGATCCAGAGGCATTGTGCGAGGCCTTGCGGCACGATCACGTCTGCGCCAAGTACAGAGACGACCGGCGCAGCGAGGCGAATTTCGAGAGCTCCGACGTCATCCCAATGGACTGCGACAACGATCACAGCGAGGATCCGGCGAAATGAAAATCGCCGGAGAATGTGAAGGCGGTCTTCCCCGATGTCGCATTCGGCGTTGGATACAGCCGCAATCATATGAAGGAAAAGAACGGCAAAGCAGCTCGCCCGAAGTTCCATGTGTACTTCCCGATCCGGCCGGTCACGGACGCAAAGCAGTATACAGCCATGAAGCAACAGATCCTGCAGCGTTTCCCGTGGTTTGACGGAAATACCGTCGATGCAGACCGATTCTACTTTGGCAGTGCGAATAGCGGTGCCTTCATCGTCGACGGGACAAAGACCGTGGATCAGGTGCTCCCGAGGCCAATCGCTGTAGGCAACCAGAATGCTGCGCTCTCAAAAAAGGCCGGTCGCCTCATCAAGCGATACGGTAATACAGAGGAAGCCCGAAGGCTGTTTGATGCAGAGGCAGCCGCATGTGTTCCTCCGCTGGAGCGGGACGAGCTGCAGGCGATATGGAGCAGCGCGGCCAAGTACGGCGCAAAGGAAGCGGCGAGGCCGAGGTACGTGCAGCCAGAGGCATACAACGCGCTGAGCGATACTACGGCCTTCCTACAGCAAACACAGCCGGAAAACAATCGCAATTACCCTTGGACGGATATCGGCGGAGGGCGCTTGTTTGCGGACTGCTTCCAGCGCATCGTTCGGTATGTACCGGAGCGGAAATGCTGGTACAAATACGATGGTGGCGTCTGGGCTGCGGATCCCGGCAACCTGTTTACCATGGAGCGCTGCAAAGGACTGGCAAACGATCTAATTCGCTATGCCCTGACAATTACGGACGAGCAGCGGAAACAGGAATACCTGAAATACTGCACCAAGTGGCAAAACCGCAATGTCCGTGAGACGATCCTGAAGGACGCACAGAGCGTTCACCCCATTTCCATGCATGAATTCAACGCAGATCCGTATGTGTTCAATTGCAAGAACGGCACCTTGCATCTGAGCACGATGGGCTTCACAGATCATTCGCCGGATGACAAGCTCACCAAGATTTCCGGCGTAGCGTATCACCCGGATGCGAAAAGCAAGCGCTTCAGCTCCTTCATAGAAGAAATCTGCAGCGGAGATTTGGAGAAGTCGGCGTTTTTGCAGAAGGACTTTGGTTACGGGATCAGCGGCGATACGCAGTATGAGTGCCTGTTTATCCTGTACGGAGCAAAGACCCGAAACGGAAAGGGCACCCTCTGCGAAAGCGTTCTGAAGGTGCTGGGCAGCTACGGCTGCGCGTCTCGGCCGGAGATGATCGACTTGAAAATGAATGCGTCCAGCCAGAGTCCCAGCGAGGATATCGCACGTCTGGCAGGCGTCTGGTTTACGAATATCTCAGAGCCAAGCAAGGGACTGATCCTAAATTCGGCACTGGTGAAAAGTATGACCGGCAACGATACCCTGAACGCACGCTTCCTGCATGAAAACAGCTTTGATTTCCGGCCGCAGTTCAAAAACTACATCAACACCAACTACCGGCCGACAATCAACGACATGACGCTGTTTACTAACCATCGTGTCATCGTGATCCCGTTTGAACGGCAGTTTGATGAATCCGAGCAGGACAAGGATTTGAAAACGCTGTTCGCCGGAGAGGATCACAAGAGCGCGATCCTGAACTGGCTGATCGAAGGGTACTTACGCCTGCATCGGGAAGGTCTGATTCCGCCTGAATCCGTGAGAGCAGCCATTCAGGACTACCAGCAGGACAGCGACAAGATCACGCAGTTCGTAGATGATGTGCTGGTGGAGGCACTAGCGCAGGAGACAAAGACCGCGCTGCTTTATGACCGGTACAGGCAGTGGTGTCAGGAGAACGGTTGCTACGCCGAGAACAGCCGGAACTTCAATCAGGCGTTACGCACTATCGCGGAGGTCGTCCGCAAGCGGCCGCGCGGCGGCGGGAACGCCACCATCCTGCTCATCGGGTACCGGATCAGGGATGGAACTTGTCCGCTGTAAGTCCTCCTCACTGGTTTGTAGCAGGTTGTAGCAGAAAAAATAGTCGTTTCTATAGGAAAGCGATTTTTGAAACAACCATAAAAACCTGCTACACGGGGTAGGGGGATTCAAATCTCTGGAGCTGATTGACCGGACAACGGCGTGGGGTCACGCGCGAAAAAACGGGAAATCAAGAGCAGGGATAGGCGCGAAATCAAGTTTTCAAGGTTTTTAACGGAAACGGAGGTGGTGTTATGATCATTCGGATCCTTTCCGGGTAGTTTTCAAGACAGAAATCAAACCCCAATCAAACCAAAATCCAAAAATCAAGTTTTAGCAGGAAACCATTATGAAGTCTTTTTACGAGAGAAATAAAGCCACCGAGGACGGAGCTATGCATATAACTTCTGGAAAGGTGTAAAAACAGTCACCAGCGCCACCTTTGACGTTCTGTCCAGCGGCGCATCCGCAGACGGAGCATATCTGCTGCCTCTGGGATCAAGACGCAGATACAATGAGACGCGGCAGAAAGAGAGCACCTTCCGCAAGCTTGCGACGGTGATCGAAGCTTACGACACCGATTTCAATTTCTTCGCCGTAGATGGTAAGGAACCGGTCTCGTGGGTGCCGGAAGGCCGGGTTATCCCGGTTGCGGATTGCGCCAACATTTTTACGAGATCCAGTGTTCGCCGTCACAAGCTGGCGACGATTCTCTGCCTGCACGAAGATATTCTCTATGAGAGTCAGTTTGATGTCGAGGCATATTTGATCAAGCGTCTGGCCAAGGATTTTGCAAGAGCGGAGGACGCGGCGTTTATCATCGGCACCGGTGAGAATATGCCGATCGGTATTCTGCACAATGAGGGCGGCGCAGAGGTCGGGATCCGTACCGACGCGCTTACTTACGACAACTTGCTACGCCTGTTCTTCACTGTAGATCCCGAGTACAGGGATCACGGCACGTGGTTGATGAACGACCGTACCGCGGCGACGCTTCGCACCTTGAAAGACGAGAGCGGCGCTTACCTGTGGAACAGCGCGAATGACACGATCCTCGGCAGGCCGGTGTGTATCAACAATGCCATGCCTGATGCCGAGATCGGCAGCAAGCCGATTGCCTTCGGTGATTTCAGCTACTACTGGATCATCGACCGTGATCCGGTCAGCATGCGTCTGCTGCAGGAGCTTTACGCCATGTATCAGCAGTGCAGGTATTACGCCATCGAGTTCCTTGATGCAAGACTGCTGCGCAGCGAAGCGATCAAAGTGCTGCAGATGACAAACGCGGAGTAACATAGAAACGGTGCCCGCAGCCGAAAACTGCGGGCACCACTCTGAAAGGATTTTTCCTATGAAAGCCCAGATACCAAAGTACGGCAATTCTATCATCGACGGGACGATCTACGTTATCGAAAATGCCGTCAGCCCCTCCGGTATAATCCCTGTTGCCGCCGGGCTGTCGGAAAGGAGTCATCATGAATAATAGACAGCAAAACCAAGGCACAGACAACAAAATAACAGCACTCTATTGCAGGCTCTCCAGAGACGACGATCTGCAGGGCGACAGCAACAGCATCATCCACCAGAAGGAAATCCTCGGCAAATACGCTGCCGACAATGGCTTCCGTAATCCGCAGTTCTACGTAGACGACGGATGGAGCGGGACGAACTTCGACAGGCCGGACTTCCAGCGCATGATCGCGGATATGGATGCTGGGCGGATCAGCACGATCATCGTCAAGGATATGAGCAGGCTAGGCAGAGACTACCTGAAGGTCGGATACTACACCGAGATAGCATTCCCGGATGCAGATGTGCGCTTCATCGCCATCAACAACGGCGTGGACAGCGCCAACCAGCAGGACAGCGATTTCACACCGTTCCTGAATATCATCAACGAATGGTATACCAGGGACACAAGCAAGAAGATCAGAGCCGTTTTCAAGGCTAAGGGACAGTCCGGTAAGCCGCTAACGACCAATCCGCCATACGGATATATCAAGGATCCAGAGGACAAAACCCACTGGCTGCCGGATCCAGAAGCGGCGCCCGTCGTCAAACAGATCTATGCGCTCTGTATGCAGGGATACGGGCCGACGCAGATCGCAAACGAGCTGACCCTCCTGAAAAACCATAATCCGGTGTATCATGCGGCGCAGATGGGCCTCACCCTTCCGGCGCGGCAAAGCTACGACGATCCATACTCGTGGAGGCAGTCAACGGTCGCGCACATTCTGGAATGACAGGAGTATCTCGGACACACGGTCAACTTCCGTTCTCGCAGGAAATCCTACAAGCAGAAGAAAAAACAGAACCCGGCATCAGAATGGATGGTCTTCGAGAATACGCACGAGGCGATCATCAACGAAGAAACCTTCCGCGTCGTTCAGAATATCCGGCAAAACAGGCGCAGGCGCGCCCCCCCTCGGAGATATGGGCAAGCTCGCTGGCCTGATGTGCTGCGGAGACTGCGGCGCAAAGATGTATCAGGTACGCGGCAAGGATTGGGACTACAGCAAATGGTACTTCACCTGTGCCAGCTACCGCAAAGCCACCAAACCATGTAGCTCACACCAGATTCGGAACGTCGTTGTGGAACGGCTGGTACTGGAACAGCTCAAGCGGGTATTCGCCTTCGCTAAGGATCATGAGGACGAATTCGTAAAGCTGATGACACAGCGCAGCAGCGCGGAACACTGCCGGATGATGCGGGAATATCGGAAGGAATGCGATCAAGCGAAAGCCCGGATCAGCCAGATCGATACCATCGTCCAGCGGCTCTATGAGGACAATGTCTCAGGCAAGGTCAGCGACGACCGGTATATGAAAATGTCTGCCGGATATGAGACCGAGCAGGCGGAGCTGCAGGCGCGACTTGCTGAGATCGAGACCATCCTGCAAGAGCAGAAGGAGCAGGCTGCAGGGATCAACGCCTTCCTGCAAATCGTCCGGAAATACAGCGAGATCACAGAGCTGGATGCCACAACGCTCCATGAATTCGTGGAGAAGATCCGTGTGTTTCAGGCAACGAAGGATAATGCCGGGCATAGGATGCAGCACGTCAAAATCTACTTCAACTTCATCGGTGAGATCTACGTCCCAGAGGAATTCATCGATGACGAGGAAGAAACCGAGGAAAACTACACTTTCGAGGATGAAGAAACGGCATAGCCGTGATTCACGACTATGCCGATCTTCAAAAACACTTGCGCGCACCCACTGATCGCGGCGCTTTTTTGTTATGGCACAAGGCCGTTATAAACAAGCGGCAAGCTATCTAATGACGAACTCCGCGCGTCCCCAACAATGGTGGTAAAAGTATGTCATTGCCCTCCGGTGGACTTGACGGGATGCACGAAACGCTTGCCTGAAAAAAGTTTTTTGCGGGCTATTTGGTGACGGACTGTTTTCACAGGGCAGCAAGCTGCCCGGTACAATAAAACCCTTTGTAAAAGTATGTCACCTTCCGCCTTTCGGCGGTGCGAAAACAACGCTCGCAAAAAAGAAACACAGCAGTCTGTGCGGCAGCAAGCTCACTGCACACAAAACCTGACAAGGTAGATCCAACGGATCTAAAAGTAAGCTGCCGTAAATGTGCAGGAACGACTGCTGAGTCTGACATGGTCAGCCGACCCTACTCCATGAAGAAGTTGTGGTCGATGAGGCTGATCTCGCTGTCCTTTGAGGGCTTGCCCATGACGAGGGTCAGGTCAGCCTCCTCGGGGGCGCTGACAGCCGAGACGCCCTGAGAGCGGAAGAGGATCCCGAGATACTCGCGCAGCGATAAGCCGCCGCCCGACTCGCTCTCGGAGTGATAGTTTCCCCTGCCTTCAAGGCCTGTGAAGACTATGACTCCCCTCTGAACGTCCACAAAGCCGTAGTGCATGAACCTGCACTTGCTTGTGAGGTAGTGGGTGAAGAAGCAGTTCTTTGGATCATAGAGCTTTACATCGGCGCCTGTCTTTGCGACAGCCATGGCTCCGACGAAGCACTCGTCTATCTCCCCGAAGGTTGGTGGATAGCCCGAGAAGAGATCTATATTCAAGGTCACGGTGCGGATCTCGCTCCTGCCTTTTACAAGGTCGATGTCGATATACTCGGCGGCGTCGCTGTGGGTGATGTCGCCGCTGGTGACGACAGTGCCCGTATTGAAATTCGAGTTCCAGCCGACGCCCTGTCTGGTGCCGTCGGTCTTGTTGATGGCTGCGTGAAGGTCGATGTCCACGCGCTCCTTGTCGTTCCAGTAGACGAAGAAGCGGATAGCCGTGGCGTTCTCGGGTATCTTATACGCCAGCCCCGAGCGGATATATCCGCCCTCGGACGACTTGTCGGTGACTCTGATCTCGGAGGCATCGAGGTCGAACCCGGGCATATCGGCGAATATTTTCTTCCCCTTGAGCGGAGTGTCGTTAGCGGCGAGCCTGCGCTCGAGCAGCGACCGCGAGAACCTTGCAAGGATCACCGATTCTTCAAAGCGCTCCTGCCCGAGGGCTTCTATCCCGTCGCGGGAGAAGAACGAAGCCAGCCGCACAAGGGTCTGGGTCTTGAGCTTATCGGCAAGGGGCAGCAGCTTGTCGCCGAGCTTATCTGCCGAATAGCCGTTGCGCATCAGGTAGGTCAGGTGGCGGAGCATCATTCCGGGGCGCTCGGCGTACATATCCAGCGCTTCGGGCGAGGCCTGCGCGACCAGCGCCTTGACACGGCTCTCCCACGAGCGGCAGCGCCCGTCCCTTAAAGCGGCGACCGCCTCGGCGAAGTCCTTCTTTCGGGAATACTCGTTATAATCAAGGAACTTGAGCATAAGCCGTGTTCTCTCGCCCTTCTTGTTCGAGAGGATAAGGTTAGCTCTGAAATCGTGTATCGGGTAGCTTTCCAGCAGCTGCACCAGCAGGCGCTTCTGCGAGGTCTTGAAATGGAAGCCGGCTCTTGTGAGGGCGTAGTCCATGCACTTCCAGACATCTCCCGTGTGCTGGCAGAAGGAGCGGAGATACTGAAGCTTCGTGTCCCTGCCGAGCTTTTCGGAGGTGAATACGGAATTGAAGACATCAAGCAGATTCTGCTTGAAGGTGACGGTGACGCTGCTCAGCTGCTCGGGCGTGAGGCCTTCGATACAGCTGCGGACGATCACACGCTCCTTGTCGGTCATGCGCTCTGTTTTCGAGAGTATGCGCTTATAGGGGACGATGTATTTATCCTCCTCGCTGATAAGGGCGACTGTTTTGGCTTTAAGGAGAGTATCGTCGGGCTTGGACTTTTCGGTCTCGGCCATATCGGGGAGCCAGCCCCTGATGACCTTTGCGCCTGTGACGTCCTCGATGCCGTAGGTGGAAAGATAGTGCACCATCTGGTGGAAGCGGAAGACCGCCTCGCTCATCTCCATGACCTGTGACGGAAAGTCGGGGTACATAGGCTTTGCCTTGACATCGCCCAGCGAGTCTCTTACCCCTGCGACAAAGCCGTCGAGGCTGTCCGAGCCTGCAAGCCTGACTATATCCGCCGGTGACAGCGTCAGCCCGAGAGCCACAAGCTCCTCGTTGGCGGTCATCGCCTTGATGAGATCCTGCTCGGCCGGTGTCTTGCTGCCCATTGCCACGGGTATGAGTCTGAGCTCCGACAGGAGCAGCTGCTCAAATACCATACTATCCCTCCATTCTGCGGCCTCTGTTCTCTTATGTCTAAAAATGCCCGAGCCGCACAGGGCTTCGGGCTATTCCTGAATAATGGTGCCGCCGACCGGACTTGAACCGGTACGGATTTTACTCCGGGGGATTTTAAGTCCCCTGTGTCTGCCGATTTCACCACGGCGGCAATCACAGAAACATTATATCACAGTCCACATCAAAAGTCAAGCATTTTCATTCCCCCACCTTTTTTGATTCACCCACCAATGCCTCACTTCTGCGCTTGGCGGAAGTCTCAGCGCCGCCCTCTAAGGGCGGTGGGTTCCTTTGTGAATGAGGCGGCGGTGCAGCCGTCAGGCAGGCTTGTTTGCGAGTGGAACGTCAGGGCTTGCGCTTATTTTCAATGCACAATTCACAATTACGCTCGCGCGAGGGCAGCTGTTTCAAAGCTTGTCTCACCACACCAAGCCCGAAGTGTTGCCACCATAGTAGAGCGGAAAGCCCACACAAAATCCGCACAAAGCCGGTTAAGACCAAACAGACCTCCCCTGATACGTCGCAGAAGAAACAAACACAGCACACCCTTTCCGCGAGGGAGCAAAAGAGGGCGGGAAAGGATAATAAGGACAGGGGAGCGCGAGGGGAAGACCTTAAGAAGGGAAGACCCGCCCTCTTTTGCGCCTTGCGTTTTCTGGGACGTTCCCTTCTTGTGGTCTCCCCCTCGCAGAACGTGGCAGTATTGTACCTATCACACAAAGCGAGAGAGCGCAGCAGAATGTCAACAAAAGCGGCGCAGAAACCCTACTCCAAACAAAGCCCTCTGACCCCCACCGTATCGCGAGGGAACCCCGGCACATTTCGCTGTTGTGAACGAGCTTGCGAGTGATCTCGCGGATTCGGCCGTGCGCCGTCAGCACTATTTGCCGACACAGAATTTGGAGAATACTTCGGATACTACCGCCTCGCCGGCCTTTTCACCAGTCAGCTCCATCAGCTCTTCCGCTGCAAAATCAAGCATGACCGTCACCGCATCAAGCGTCTCGCCGCCCTCAAGTGCTGCGGCTGCGGCCGCCAGCCTCTCCTCTGCCTTTGCTATGCAGTCCTTCTGCCGCTCGTTGGCAAAGATAACACTGTCCCCGTCGATGCCCGTCCCGGCAAACAGCTCCCTGACGGCAGCGCCAAGCTCCTCGCGGCCTTCGCCCTGCCTTGCCGAAAGCTCGATGACCCTGCACCCGAGACCGCTAAGCAAAGAGCGGTCAAAACGGTCGCCGAGATCGTTCTTGTTCAGCACCACGATGACCTTCGCGGCGAGAGAGCCGATGTAGTCGATAAGCTCCCTGTCCTCGGCGTCGGCGGCCTCCGATGTGTCGAACACGGCAATAATGAGAGCGCAGTCGCTCAGCCGCTTTCTGGCAATGGAAACTCCCATGCTCTCTACCCTGTCCTCTGTCTGACGGATGCCTGCTGTGTCGGAGAGCCGAAGCTCAAAGCCGCCCAGCTGCACTCCCTCCTCGATGACGTCCCGGGTGGTGCCGGCAAGATCGGTGACTATCGAGCGCTCGTAGCCGAGCAGAGTGTTCATCAGCGTTGACTTGCCAACGTTCGGCTTGCCTGCGATCACCGTGTCTATGCCGCGCCTGAGCAGCATTCCCGTCTCGTAGCCTTCGATCAGCTTTTTGAGCCGTCCGCGAGCCGAGGAGATCGTCTCCGATAGCGCCGAGCGCTCAACGGCCGGAAGATCCTCCTCGGGATAATCCACCCACGCCGCCAGCTCTCCGAGAGCAGTTACAAGCTGCCGCTTGACAGCATCTGCCTCGGCAAAAAGTCTGCCCTCCTTGGTCAGCCTTGCAGCTCTGAGGGACTCCTCGCCGCGGGCGCTTATCATGTCCATTATGCCCTCAGCCTGGGTCAGCGAGAGCTTGCCGTTAAGGAAGGCGCGCTTTGTGAACTCGCCTCTGTCGGCCTGCTCGCAGCCCACAGCCAGGCAGGCTCGCAGCACGCGCTTTGCAATGTACACGCCGCCGTGGCAAGAGAGCTCGGCGGTGTCCTCGCCCGTGAACGAGTGCGGCGCCCTGAACACCGTCAGCACCGCATCGTCAATGGCCTCGCCGTTCTCGGGGTCGATGACCTTGCCGTAGGCGCAGGTGTAGCCCTTCATTTCAGCGACCCTCGGGAACGACAAAAAAGGAGAAAAGATCCGCGATGCAGCATCGACGGCTCCTTCTCCGCTTATTCTTATCACAGCAAGTCCGCCCTGCGCAAGCGGCGTACACACAGCGCATACGGTAGACACAACATACCACTTCCTTTTTT